TGCTAATGGTGATGACATCCCCAATATCCACGGAGGCGGCAGCTGTCCGTTGGGCATTGGTCAACAAAGCAAAGTTGGTGCTGACGTTGGTGTATTTGGGTGCCGGGTCTGGCTCGAGCAGGTAGGTGGCTAAGGCATCGATGCTGGCCTGTTCGTGGAGCAGGCTGCCAGTGATGGATTGGGTTTGCGTAAAGTATTCGGCAATGCTGGCCGGGTCATCGTCGGTGGCATTGTTGCCGTTTAGGGCTTCCACGTAGGCACGGTTTACTACTCCGTCGCTGTCAAATGCGACGCGCACATTATCATATTTGGCTTCGGTGCCGTCATCGCTGAACGTGATGACCGGGTTGGCCAAGGTGGCGCCAATGCGGTTTTGGAACACGATGGTGCCGTCGTTGGCGCAGAATAGGCGGCCTTGCTCGGCCAGGTTGATTTGTTGCAGGTAGCCAAGCACGTTGGTGCCTGCTGGGATGGAGTATTGGCTGGAGTGGCCGAGGTTGACTGTGCCAGTGTCGAGGTCGGTGGTACCTGTGTAGTCCACTTCAGGCAACGCAAGGATGGTGGCGATTCGTTCGCCGGAGGTTTCTGGGGATACGCTTGTGGCATCAATCGTGGTCTGGCTCAGTTTGTAAAAGTCATCCATGCAAAACACGCTGACAATATTGGGGCCAGCCAACCGAAACTGATAGTCGTAATTGGCGACGACGCCTACGAATAGGTATTGGCCGTCGCGTCTCAATCTGACAGCACGCATTGGTGCTAGGCCCGGCTTATTGTTTGTTGGGTCGTAATAGGGGCTGGTGGTGTCGTATGGACCCAGGATTCCTGTTTCGTCGCGCATGAGAAAGCTCATGGTGCCTGCACCAAATTGGTCGTCAATCATTTTGCGGCCACGCTGATACGTCACCGAGGTTGCGTATTGGGTGATATCTGCGAATTGCGTAGTGCCGTCTAGCACGTAACTGGTGTTGTCCAATACGCCTTTGAGGCTGTCATTGAGCGTAAACGCATCTACCTGGAAGCCGGTATCGAGCTCCAGCAGGTAATCACCTGATTGAACGACGGTGGAAGCCATTAGAACGCAATCTGGATGTCAAGTGGGCCGTAGATACGGTTGGCCTGAATGAGTGCGTCGTTGACCGCTTTGGCTGATGCCATTGGGTCAATGCTCTGCGTGGTGATGTTGTAATTGTTTACCACGCCAGCGTTGGTGCCAAGTGGCCCAACTGTCGCTCCGAACACTGCGCCTGCGCCTTTGATATCGGCCGGGCGTTTAGCGCCAGCAATTCGAGCATTAGCAGCTGCAATGGCTTCCTCCACGCCACGCAAATACGCCTTGCCGTTATCCACGCCAGCCTGATAAAACTTGGAGGCCGCAGCCTCACCAATACGTGCAGCAATGGCCTGCGTTTCTTCCACCAGTTTGTTAGCCCTCAGCACGTTCTCCGAGCTCGTAAGCAGCTCCTGGGCAATAGCGCTACCTGACTCCACACCGGCAGCCAGCACCTGGTCAAGAGCATCCTTGCTCAGCCCAGCAGCTAGCAGCTTCTCGACCAGCGTGCCAAACTCCTTGGCGCGGTCAGCTTGGTCTTGCAGCTCATCAAAGAACGATTTGCCGCCTTCCTCGCCGGACTTTTCTAACGCTCCAGCAAAATCAATAGCATCGTTAATGACACCCGACACCGAATCACTAAAACTGTCAAACGCATTTTGAGCCAGTTTGAGGTTGTCCTCGGCACCTTCAAGAGCCTCGGCCATTTCCTTTTCAAGCGCCGAAGTGAGCTCTTTAACACGGTCGGCCATTTTCTTGGCCTTCTCCGCAGCAGCGTCAACGGTTTTGCCAAGGCCGCCAGTTTTCTTTTCTGCTTCGTCTGCAGCTGGCACAACTTTCTTAATTGCCTTGCCCCAACCATCCATCCTGGCTTCAGCGTCAACAATGGTGGAATTGGTGTTTGTGGTGGCCTGAGCAAAGATGGCCATTTGGTATGCAGTCGCATTGATTTCGGTGCGCAGTCTGGCAAACGTGTCAGTGGTATCTGCCAACGCATCGTCAAGTATTTTGACGGTGCTGTTAATTTCATCGCCAAGTGCAACTACGGTTCTAAACAAATCGATGAGGACAAACAGCGGTTTTGCTAGGTCAACTATTTTTCGTGCTAGCTCCAAGAAACCGACAGTTATTTGTTCAATAACTTTCAATATGTCAATGCCTGCAATTTGGAAAGCTGCGGCCAAACTGATGATGGCGCCACGCAAACCTTTCTCACCGAGTTGGTCAACGAACACATCCATGGCTGGCAAGATTTTGTCATTGATGAACTTAACGACATCCTTAAATACCGGCAGCAACAGTGTTCCGATTTTGGCTTGCAGGTTGTCGATTTGTGCGGCCAAGATTCGTTGCTGGTTGGCTAGGCCATCAGAAGTTCTGGCGAAGTCACCTTGGGCATCGGTCGTTTGCTGATAGATAACGCGCTGCGCTGCTAACACTTTTTGTTGCGCTGTCAAAGCACCAGTGCCTTTGTAAATGCCCAATTCCATTGCAGCCTGCTTGAGGGTTGCATCGTTGAGCAGTACGCCATATCGGCGCATTGGTTCGGCCTCACCACGCAACGCAGCGCCAATCGCCATGATGGCATCCTCTGGCGTCGTGTTATTGAACGAAGCAAGGTCTGATGCCAGCGTTGTGAACTCGGTGCTGAACGTCGCCAGCTCTTGTCCAGCCAAGCCTGCGGCTTTGCCCATGGTGCCAAACGTCGATGCGGCCGCCAGTGCCTGAGTCTTGGATTGGCCAAGTGCCCTGGCTGCTTCGTCAGCAAACCTGCTGACTGAACCGGCAGCGTCACCAAAGATGACGTTGTTTTTAGACATCGATTCTTCAAGGTCGCTGGCCGCATTAATGGCCGGCATGACGCCTTTGGTGAATGCCACGATTGCGCCAGTAGCTGCAATGGCACCTGGAATCAACAGCTTCTTGAATGCGAATGCGGCTTTTTGCGTGCTGCCATCGAGCTGCTTAAATTGCTGAATTGCAGTGGCTACACCTTTGCCAGCAAACTCCGAAACGATGCTAAGGGATACAGCCATACAGTGATTTTACTTGAACGTGCCCTTAAGCAGATTGTCAACCAAATCCTGCATTTCGTCAGACACTTTGTCTTTGTTTTTTTCATACGAATCCCAAATGGTTCGTGACGCGGCACCGTACCGGCCACGCAACACAGCAATCATCGTGGGGCCGCCAACAGTGCCAACCTTGCGGCCGTGAGAGCCCATCCTGCTCCGCTCACGCACACTGCCGCGAGATTTACGGCCAGCAATGTCATACACCGTGTTGGCCATACCTGTCCACACAACACGAAACGTGCCAAGGTTTTCAAGGTTGCCTCGAAATGTTTTGACGCGCCTAGTTGAGATTTTGGGTTTGATTAAACGTTGGGCTTTGATGCCGTTCCAACCTGCTGCCGGTACTACGTTGTGGCCTGACGCAAATGTCCAGCCTGACTCCCAGCCCGAGATGGGTGCAATGTCCGGCACAGCTTGAACAGCTGCATCAGTGACGGGCTTGACAATCTTGGCGTAGTCCTTGGTGATTTGACGACGCAGTTTTGGATTAATTTTGTTCAGGTCTTTAAGCGCCTGTTTGATGCCAATGACTTTGATGTCAGCTTGTATGGTCATCGTTTGCGGTTCCGTTTCTCTGCGAGGTGGAACACGGTAGCCAAATCCTCGGTATCAAACTCCACGTTGCTTGGCCAGTACCCAGTGGCCAGCAACAGCTCACTGAGCAGGCGCCGATACGCGCCTATTCCGTAGGGTGTGATTCGCGGCTGTCGATGACCTCCAAGTCCTCCAGTTGCTCCAGCCACTTGTCGAAATCTGGGTGCTCTTTCTTGTACCCGGCCGACCATGCCATAAACGCCAAGTCCTCGACCGCAAAGCCGCCTGCCAGGTCGCCTGCACGTTTCTTGTACTTGCGCTCCCACGCAACAATGATTGCGAGGTTGGTTTCTACTTGACGCGACACGCCATCGTGCGTCGCTTTGATATGCAGTTTCATGCGCTGCCTTTCTGCAGTTAATTGTTAGCTCTTGGTGATGGTGCCACCAGTGAACGTGGCCTGAACTTCGCTGAGTTCGCCCAAGTTGGCATTCACCAAGTCAAGCGACTCAAGGTACGTGTTGGCCACGGTAAAGGTCTTGCCGCCTGCGGCAACGACCACGGTGGTCTGCGTGCCCACGACACCTTCAAGCGTGTCATAGGTTTCGCCTACGCCGTAGGCCATGAGGAACGTGGCAACGACCTGGTTGTTCTCCAGACCCTTGACGTAGGTGCGTGCCGTCGAGCCAAATGCTGTGCTCTCAAGCGATTCGCCAACTTCGGTCACAACGACGCTCTTGCACTGGTCGGTCAAAGAAACAGCGTCAACGGAGATGGTGGGGTTTGCCAGATAGGTCGTGGTCATGGTGCAGTGCTCCTTTAAGTAGGGGCCGCTGCTGACCCGGTAACAGTGTAGTCAGCCTATGGGGCCACTTTTGTGTTTATGGTGAGCTGATAAGCAGGGTAGTCCTGGCCAGCGATTTGCTGCAAGGCCGGTACACCTGAGATGAGACCTATTTGCTCAGCTCTAATCAGGTCAGCCAAATCCAACAGTTGTGCCATGGCGTTGTATTGACCAGGGCCAAAGCCAATCAACGTCAACTGGAACGACAGTTCTGCAACGACGTTGCTGTGCATTGTGATTGATGGCGGCTGCACCAAAACGCATGGTGGGTTGATATTGCGTGGGTCATCCACCACACGCAAGCCAGTGATGGTTTCTAGTTTGGTTACGAGGTCGTCGTAGCCGTCTTTTAGCAGCCCCATTACGCCACCTGTGGCCGGTTGACGCCGAGCAGGCGCAAGATTTGACCGAATGAACCGCCTACTTGGGCGCCTGTAGCCATCGGGTCGAATGATGCGAATTGGTCAATGCTGCCAGCCTCGCGGTACAACGTGGCCGCATAGACCAGCGTGCCGAGCGTAATATCTGCGCCTGGGCTGGTGGTGGCTGAGTCGAAGTAGCCGGACTCTTGACGGCGACGGTATGCAAATTGGTTGGCTGCGTTGACTGCAAAGTTGGCGCGGTCATAGTCATCGCTTGGGTTGGTAAATGTGATGCCCAGGTATGACTCAAGTTGTGCCAGCGTTACCCAGCTGCAAGTGATGGTGTAGCTGACAGTACCGGAGGCTGCTGCGCGGTCAACATTGTCCGTGGTAAGCGCAAACTGCACTTGATTGGTGATGATGGTGTCAGTGTCGTATTGGTAATCGCCTTGCTGCGATACGCCAATGAAGTAGTACTCCGGCAACGCCAAAATCTTGTGCGTGCCATTCCACGGCGCGCCAATGCCGCTGATGGTTATTGACTGGCCGACCTCGAAGTCATGAGGCTCAAGCAGCTGAACGATGGCAACATTGCTGACAACCTGTTTATGGGTTACCGAGTAAGTTGCCACCGTTCAGTGTCACCTGGAGGGAGTGAACTATCAGCTTGCGGCGACGAACTTTGTGGCGTCAATCATCAAGGTGGCGAAGTAGCCACGGAACTTGATGATGCGCGACAGTGAGCCGTCAGCAGCTTCGACTTGGATTGCGCCCTTCTGCTGTTCGTAAATCTCAAAGCCGTCTGGGTTGAGCACGGTTGGTGCTGCTGCCCAATGGCGGTCAACGATGACCGTGAGACCGAAAGCGTTGAGTGCCATGGATGCTGGTGAGGCATTGCCAAAGGCATTCATCGGGCCAATTGCCGGGAACAGTGGGCGGTCTGCCGTGTCAACCAGTTTGCCGAGGTTGGCAAACGCGCTCGAACCTACGAGCAGGTGGGTTGGCAGGTTGCCGTTGCTATTGGTGAGGATGGTGCTGGCCGCGTCGTACACAAAGCCAATCCACGATGCCGGGTCGGTCTGCGTGAGTGCCGAGCCGGACTGCGTGATGCCAGCCTGCAGGGCCGCTGAGGCAACCTGGTCGGTTTCGTCAGCGTAGATACGCGCCATGTCATCCACCAAGAGGCCAAGCACTTCGGGCTCGGTCCAATCCATGTCCTCCTC